ATTGCCTTTTCAATCCATAAAGACCTAGATTGGTTCCAAGATAAATCATGGTTTAATTTCTCCACCAAATGCGACGGTAAATTAACAGAAATAATTTCTTTTTTTTGTGACTTTGGTTTTCTTGGTCTACCTACTTTCTTCATCTAATCCACCCCATAACTATCATCCTGGAGTAATATCCGTTTGTACGGCCACATAATTGACACATAGGCTTTGAGGCCATGCTTTTGATAACTATATTGTAACATCTTTGACATTGGTATTGTTTCCATTGTTGAATCATGATTCCAGCTCCTCTAGAATGGCATCGACCCATTGTAAAATCTCATTCATTGTAATATGATTAACATTAGGATTTTTATCTATTGAATTAGCAACGGCGCATCGTAATAAAAATAATTGTTGTTTCAATACAAATCTCATTCCTCTTCCTCCTCATCATAGTTTGTAAAACATAATTCATCGACAATTAAATCAATCAAAGATTGCTTAGTCCATTTACGCAATTGTGCTTTAGTAAATGTCATTGATAGTTCGCCTCCAAAAAATTCCATATTGCGATATGAGTATATGGATTGTTATTGCCGATTAAAAACTTTAGAGTATCGCCGGGATGATAACGCCATAATGACTCTTCATGATTAATAACAAATATTCCGCCATGCTCTGATTTAAACAATTGAATAAAATATCTTGAACCATCTCCGGGTTGAAAATCAAAGGACCTCATCTAATCCACCCCTTTGATTCTGCTTGCGCATAATTATCTATTTGCCAAAGGAGGTCCTCAATTGCTTTTGTCAATTCCCGTACAGATGATTTTGCTTTCCAATTATTAACTTCTCCGTATTTTGGGATTTTACCTCTGTATTGCATCAATTTGTCGGCTATTTTCTCATGTAGGATTGGGTCCATGGTAAGTCCAGTGAGTTCTAGTATATTAATTAGATTAATAAACATATTATTTAGGTCGCAAAACACATGACTTAGCATGATTTTCAATCATTTTACCGTCATTTCGACATGCCCGTATAGCGAGGAAGTACAGAAGTAAGATAATAAACCTCTTCCTGTCATGATAGGGTATGGCCAAAGGTAAGAATGACCTAATTTTAAGAGATAGACTACAATTCACATTTGATGCAAATGGTGCAGTAGCGACATTATACGGAAGAGTAGACTTAAGCGACTATGTTTCAATCCCAAAATCGGAAGGATTGAAGATAAAAGAGATTAGATTCCAGCTAAGAGACCCTGCAACTGTTAACACTGGTGTATTTAGAGCGCAATTGACTAATGTGTCAACAGCAACAGGTACGCCTCCAAGCATGAAAATGTACTCAACTACTACTGCGTATGAAACCGCTCAAGATGTAGGGATTGGTTCTCCTAATGTTATTAATTGTGTAGAAGTTAGAGAAGAACAAAACACTACTGGATATTTTTACACCGATTATGTAGAATATTCAACTCCTCATTTGCACCCTGAAGGCTTTCCAGTTGTAACTGATATTCTAATTGGAGTTGCTGCGAGTGGTTGTGAATTACTTGCTAACGATACTGTCGAACTTGACATTATGGTAATTGCTGAGCCTGTTAAACTAACCAAGGATGACATGGAAGCAATGCTAACCCAAGCAACCGACCTTTGAGGCGGTTTGAATGGGATTAGGTAAAGACTTGTTGAAGGATGTCGCCACTGGTGTTATGGTTGGCCTTATTATTGGGGATGAAGAAACTGTATTCCCTATTGATATGATTGCTATACCGGCATTTCAAGCACACATGCTAAGTGGTACTCCATCAATGCAGATATACATTAAAGCTGGAGAAACTTTGGTACCAACCGGAGGTAATGTGGCGGACATGAAAGAAAACATGAATATTAACGATCGTTCACTAAACGAAGTACCAGTTGCTAAAAAGCGTGCTCCAAGTAAGTGGAATCGTTATGTTAAGCGTAAAGCAAACCATATTAAATTAAAGTCCGGTAAGTTAGACCTTAAGAAAATGGCAAAAGAATTTAGAAAAACTCCTGGTAGAAAAAAGAAAGTAAATAAGAGGCGAAAGTAAAATGGCTATACATGAAATTAGAGAGAGTATTAGCATTGACAAAATGTCCACTGATGATGGGGTTATTTTTGTTGAAAGAATAATCAATTTACAAAGAGGTTCTAGGCACACTATTAACGCAATAGATGTCTTTTTAGACAATCCCTATTTTGCTGCTGACCAAGAAGCATTATGTAATATTGTAATTACTAGCCAACCTTTACTATTGACTGGCGAAACGGTATCAGCCGCAAACGGATGGTTTAATGATGTGCCAGCTGCCGGTGTTGACACTATACTGTACAAAGGTAATTTTGATGTTAGAGGTAATACATATCAATCCATTGCTGCTGAATTTCCTAACAATTTCCTAGGCGCCAGTCCAACTTTCTCTTGGTATACTCCACGGTTATACATGTATGTAGTATTCGTAACAGGTGCCGCTAGGAGTTTGACAGTTGAAGATTTTCGATGTAGTGCTTACATTGCTGTTGATAATAAAAAAGCTGGTTATTTGCCTGTTATGTTGGGTACAATTAGAGAGCGTTCAATAGCCCAAATAGCGAAAATATCTTCATTAGGTCGTGTTATTGCTCAAGCGAGGATTACAGGCCAAACTTTCCCTATGTTCCTATATGGTGGAGCGCGTAGTCAATTTATGATGTCAGCAAACAGTTTATCGGACTTCTACACACAATTAGCACCGCAAGATAGTGAAAAGATGCTAACAACCGCACAACAGCGAGACTTTATGAAAGCAGCAAGAACTATGGTAGGCTTTGATGATGCTTTTGGTGAACAATCGGCAACATTAGGCGGAGTTCCGGATTGGATTAGACTCTTTGCACTGCAAGGAGTCATCAGTGGCGCAGTAAGAGAACAGTGGCCACCATTGAAACATGATGACAATGGTAATGTAAGGATGTTACCTTGAAATGTCTCAAGGACTTGAAGCAATAGCACCAATAGACAAGCAACAGAATGAGCGCATTGTTTGGTGTGAACGATTGTTATACCTTATTGTTGTTCTTCAATTTCCTCAAATTGCTTCTTTACTGTAGAGTCTAGGTAATGACTCAATTCTCTCTTGAGCCATTTAGGACATTCTTTGTGATGCTTTGCTGAATGAATTAACACATTAAAGTTATATTCGTCAATATCTGGTAACTTTCTGCTTAAATTGTTTTTTATTGCCTTTTCAATCCATAAAGACCTAGATTGGTTCCAAGATAAATCATGGTTTAATTTCTCCACCAAATGCGACGGTAAATTAACAGAAATAATTTCTTTTTTTTGTGACTTTGGTTTTCTTGGTCTACCTACTTTCTTCATC